AGTAATACCACCACCGTCTGCGCCTGCGTCTGTTGGTGTTGCTACTGAACCAAGTGTAAGGTTCTTATCATCAACTGTAATTTCTGTTGAGTTAATTGTGGTTGTTGTACCATTAACTGTTAGGTCCCCTGAAAGAACCAAAGATGTACCAGTTGCAGCACCAATGTTTGGTGTTACAAGTGTTGGGGTATCAGCAAAAACAAGTCCGCCAGTTCCAGTCTCATCAGAGATTACTGAACGAAGTTCTGCTGAAGTTGTTGCTGCAAAAGCATCCAACTTGTTATTTGTAAGAGCAACAGTACCTGTAGCATCTGGCAAAGTAATAGTGCGGTCTGCTGTAGGGTTTGTTACTGTAAGAGTTGTTTCGTTATCGTCTGCAGATGAACCTTCAAATACAACACTTGAGTCATTAAGAGCAAGGCCAGTTACTACTGGGCTTGTAAGTGTCTTATTTGTAAGTGTCTGAGTATTTGTTGTACCAACAACTGCTCCAGTTGCACCGTGTGCCTCTGTTGCACCTGTATGAGTTGTAAGGTCTGAAGAAGCAGCCTTATTGTTCAACTGAGTCTGAATTGCTGAAGTTACACCATCTGTATAGTTAATTTCTGTTGATGTTGCTGTAATTGCTACATCTTCGTTAATCTTTGGTGAAGTCAGTGTCTTGTTTGTAAATGTTTCTGTTCCTGCAAGTGTAGCAAAATCAGCATCTGTAACTGCAGTGTTAAACTGTGCAATAGTTCCAGTTACTGTATTTGATCCTAATGCAATTGACTTGTTTGAAAATGTGTTTGTTGAAGATGCACTAACTGTAATGTCTGAAGTCAGTGCTACTGTACCAGTTGCATCAGGAAGTGTGATTGTGCGGTCTGCTGTTGGATCTGTTACTGCAACTGTTGTTTCGTAATCATCTGCTGTTGCACCTTCAAATGTAATTGAAGAAGCGAACGTACCAACTGCTGCTGGGGCTGTCCATTCAACACCATATGTAGCACTTGAATTTGCTGTAAGTACTTGACCGTTTGAGCCAACGCCAAGACGTGCTACTGCATCGTCTGCACTACCTACAATTAAATCACCCTTTGCGTCAACAACGCCAGCTGTTATAATATTCTTTCCATTGACAGTCGCAGTTGATCCTTCAACTACCAGTCCTGCCTTTACTCTAAAATCTTTTGTTACTGTTGCCATGTTATCTCCTTAGTTAGGCCTTTAACCCAATACGCAAATAGCGCAAGGTTATAGGGGTTTGCCCACCTACAGGAACTACAGTTAGTGAAACTGTATCTCCTGCTCTAGACACGGAGATGGTGCCAATATTCCCATCGTTGTCTACCGTTCCATACTCACTAACACTTACATCTGTAGCATCAGGGACTATGGTTAATTCTGTGGCCCAATATTTATTTGCGCCGCCAGAAGTCTTTTTAATTGAGATCATGTATTTTACAGATCTCCACTCGCTTGCTAAAAAGTTATCAAAAATTGTTGAGTTCTCAATGCCATTGATTGTAGACTCATTGTTACCATCTGAACCAAGATCTGTTGATCTTGCAGAGGTGCTGTCAATCAAATCTTCATAGTTTGTTTGACTTGGACGGTCTCCAGTCTGAAACAGAGACTTGATGCTTGCGATTGATAATTTGGCCATGTTTGAATTATATCATAGATTTTAAAGTATATAGTTAGAGAAACCGATAACCTGCAAAGGAATTGCTGGAACATTGCCAATAGATGTTGGGATCTGTATTGCTGTAAATCTAACTCTAAATGGCAGTACGGAGTTTATGCTTACCCCCCGATTTGGCTGAAAAATTTCTGCATTTGGAAAAGAAACTCTTTCAATGGCTTTTGTAAAAACTGGGGTATTGTTATTTATAACAACTGATGCCATTAGTTTGTAACATCCTCAAGGAGAATAATCTTCCCTTGAGCAACAGTCCAAACAAGTGTGTTCTGTGGAAGACGTAATTCAATATCAAAAATATCATTTGTTCTTAGTTGTGCGGATTGTGCTGCACTTAGATTAACTTTAAACTCACCATCAGCATCATCTAGGTCTTGTTCTGGTGTAAGTGTAAAAATTAGGCTTGCGGTATCTGTAATTATTTGAGGTTCAACTATAGTAGTAGGTCTTTTAAACTCTACCTCAATATCCCAGTCATCAATAGTTAAAGGATCTTTTGCATCATCTGTTAGATAAACACTAAAAGATGCTGTATCTCCTTTTACAATTGTCCAGTTAATAAATGGTGGTGCTTCACCAATATCGTAGTTAGATGCGCCTTGTCCTCTGTATGTAGCCATTTTTATATTATACCACTTGAAATCAGCATTTTTATGGTTTGATAAAAAAATGTTATAAAACTTGCTTTTTGTGGCAATCACATGTTATACTTAGTTAGTGCTACCAAACGGTAGCATCTTTAGTCTCTAGGAGGTTATTATGATGAGAAGAGATAAAAAGATTTGGATTGGAATCCTTGCTGGGGTTGGATTATTAGCACCACTTACTAATGCTGCAAATGCTATTAGTACTGAAAATAATCTAAGTAAACCCGTTGTTTCTAAACCTTCAACCGCCAAGGCGGTTTTTTTGGTTTCTAAGCCTAAGAGTCTTGTTAAGGTAAAAAAGGACCTAAATGTTCTTTACAAATACCAAGATGCTGTTACTCTTACAGATCGTCAGCTTAAAGAGCTTTTGCATGCCGTTGGTTTTCGTGGCCAAAGACTTGTAGAAGCTTGGGCCGTTGCTAAGAAGGAGTCAAATGGGCGACCATTGGCTTTTAATGGTGATGTTAGTACTGGCGATAACTCCTATGGTATTTTTCAAATAAATATGTTAGGAATATTAAAAGAAGGCCGTAAAGAAAAGTTTGGTCTAAATTTTAATAGCGAATTGCTAAATCCAGTCATAAATGCTCAGGTTGCATACCACATGAGCAATGGTGGGGAAGATTGGTCTGCTTGGAAGGGTCTTACTCCAAGAACTAAAAATTGGATGAAGAAATTTCCTCATTAATTTTTATTAAGATACCCCTTTGGCTAAGTGCCTTTGGGGTATTTTTTTTATGAAATAGATATATACATACCCTTTAAAATAATACTACTTTCATTATCTGCCCTTGCTTGAATAATTCCACCCTCTGACCTAATTTTTGAAAGGTCTACATAAAGGGTTTGGTTTACAGACATCTCATAAGGATATTTATATTTAAGCATTCCTATGTATCCAGTAGGAGACTCTACTTTTGGAATATAAGTTCTTATCCAGGCCTCAGTACTATTTGTGTCTGTTGTAAGAGCTATATCATATCTGATATCTACTCTTGCCCCAACCTTCAATTGTTTAAAATTAATTCTTTGAGTAACTGAATTCCAGAGTGATACTGATCCTGCTGGAAGAAATTTTAAAATATTACCGTCTACATCATCATCCATTAAAATATCTACCCAGCCATCATCTCCTCTATCTGGTCCAAGAAATAATGGTTTTTTATTTTTGTTTTGATAATAAGCCCAGCCTGGATATTGTCCTGAAGGACTTTCATATCCTTGTCCACCACCTCTGCCAGGTTCGCCTTTAGGACCCTGTGGACCTGTAGGCCCGTCTTTACCGTCTTTGCCTGGAATTCCTCTTTCACCCCTTGGACCTTCTGGTCCTGGTGGTCCTTGTGGACCAACCTCTCCCTTTTCCCCTTGGATTCCTGGAACAGCAATATATTCAGTATTATTTGCCTCTATGTTTTTTGTTGATTTAACTGCTTCCGCATATTTTGTTTTTGGAGCATCCATATTCTTTGATATGGCCATATTTTTATTTCTTTACTTTAAAAATGGTTCCATTAACTTTTATTAATGGTGGAAGCTTTGGGACAGTATCCTTAATTTTAATTATCATTTACGATACTCCGCCTATAACATTTTTTGCATTCCCTGGAGATACATCCCCTAGGACACAAATTGTTCCAATAACTGGTGTCCAAGTAATTGTTGAATTAGCGTCTGGAACTATTGCCTGAAGATCAAAAGATAATTCTGCAACTACTGATCTATATTTTATTCCCCAATTTTCTGTTACAGATGCTGGGGCACTTACAGTTACTGCTGAGCCATCAACAGAAACTTCTAACTCGTCAAGAATGTCTGCTGTTGGGTCATAGGCAGTGGCAGAAAAAGCCCATCCGTCTGTATCAAATTCGGTAACTTCATCATTTTCAAGAAATGAAACAGTAAAAGATGCATAGTCTCCACGAACAACAGTCCATTGAATGTTTGCTGGGGTAGCCCCAAATTTTTCTACTGTAGGTGAGCACATATCACTGATTATACCATAATAAAAAGAATTGGCTCCTAGGGGGCAGTGGGGTGGGGTATAGCAACC